AGTTCCGCAAGCGGCGCGACGCAACCGAGACGCCACCCGAAGAAACCGCCTAGTCACAGCACTATCTGAGCCCCGGAAGCGGACCGACCGCTCCGGGGCTTTCGCATGCCCACGTCCGCACCAAGCGCACACCGCAGGCCCGATCCGACATGAAGGAGGGCCGCGATGGCGCAGCCCACGCAAGGCGACACGGCCGACGATGGCCACGAGCAGAACCTGACCGACCTTCTGGCCAAGCTCTCCGACGATCAAGTCGCCGAACTCGCGGACATCGCAGAGCAGATGCAGGGCGACGGGGAGGACTACGGTGTCTAGGTTCTCCACGCTCGAGGCGAAACTTGCCGCTCACGGCGCCACCGACCCGGGCGGTCTTGCTGATTACATCGGCAAGAAGAAGTACGGGCACACCGAGTTCAAGGCGCTGCAGGCCGCCGGCCGTAAGGCACATGGTGATAAGCGCAGCATGCTCACCGACGTGCTCCGGGCCCGCGAGTTCGCCGGCCGCTCGTACACGATCGAGGACATGACCGTCCGCTCGGACGGCGACGGCCGCACTGTGGAGGCCTACGCAGCCGCATTCAATGTCCCGGCCGAGGTCCGCGACCAGGACGGTCACTACAACGAGATCATCACGCCGGGGTCGTTCGACAAGACCATCAATGAGCGCGGGATGCGCCTGACGGTCCTCTACAACCACGGCCGCACGCTGCAGGGCACACCCGACGGGACATTGTCGGTGCCGATCGGTGTGCCAGTCGAGGTGCCGCGGGCGGATGCGCACGGCGTGCTTACCGTCACTCGCTACCTGAATAACCCGCTAGCTGACTCCATCCTTGACGCGATCAAGCAGCGGGCCATCACCGGGCAGTCGTTCAGCGGCCGGTTCCTGCAGTCGAAGCGCACCCGTGAGTCCGCACGTGGCGGACTCCCGACGATCCATCGCAACGAGGTCGCCTGGTCCGAGTACGGCCCAACGCCGATGCCGTACTACATGCAGGCGCATGTGGTCGGCGTGCGGTCCGCGCAGTCGTTCGTCGCCGACATCTTCGCCATGGACTCCGACGAACGGGCTGCCCTGTTCGCCGAAATGGTTGCTATGGCCACACCGCTCGCGGCCAGGGCGTCCACAGAGACGGAACGGGAATCGATCACCGTGACGGCACCAACCCAAACCACGGAGCCCGCGGCATCCGCCGTGGAAGCTTCCGTAACGGTCGGCGACGAGCCGACCAGAACCGAGACGTCAACCACTCCCGTCGTGGAGCCGGTCGACGCCAGCCGCGCCACTGCCACCGAGGCAGCCGGCGCCCCAGCCGAAGAGCCGCAACAGCACTCCGCTCGGCAGTCCGACATCGCGCGCCGCGCCCGCGTCGCCCGAATCACTCGAAAGGACATTGGGCTGTGACCCGACTGGAGCAAATCCGAGCACGGCAGGCTGAGATCGCGACACGGCAGGCGGCCATTCAGGCCGAACTCGTGCGCGTCGAAGGCCTGGCCGAGCCGACCGAAGCCGACGGTGACGAGGCTGCGCGTGCGCAGATCCTGGCCGACCGCAGCGTCACCGTTGACGAAGCCGCGAATGAATTCGACACCCTCGTCGCCGAGCGTGCCGAGCTGGAGACCGAAGCGGTACCCCTGCAGGAGCGGTCCGACCGCCTCGACCGGGTCCGCAGCGCAGCGGTGCAGCCGACCAACCGGGAGCGTGGCGCGTATCAGGCGCCGAACGTCAACGTGAACCGGTCCGAGTTCTCCGATCTCGAAGCCGTCCGGTCCGGCATCGTTCCTGGCGACGACATGCGGGCCCGCGCGCTCACGGCGATCGAGAACGCACCGAAACACCTCAACGACGCCGGCCGGGAGCACATCACCCGTGTCATCGACGAAGGTGGCCGCCAGGCGGAACTGATCGCCCGGCACATGCTCCTCACCGGCTCGCCGGAGTACCACGAGGACTTCACCGAATACATCGCCAGCCGCGGCCAGTACATGGGCCCGCACCTGCGTGCCGCGCTCGCGCTGTCCCCGGACACCGCCGGCGGCGCCCTGGTCCCGTTCACGCTGGACCCGACGATCATCCTGACCAACGCCGGGATCGTGGACCCGATCCGCGCCCACGCCACGGTCATGCAGATCGCCACGGACAGCTGGAACGGCGTCACGAGCGCCGGTGTCACCGCCCAATACCTGGACGAGAACACCGCCGCCGACGACGCCACGCCCACGGTCGCTCCGAAGGCCATCCCGGTCTACAAGGCGTTCGCATGGGTGCGAGGCTCCTACGAAATTCTCGGCGACTCGAACTTCGCCTCGCAGCTTCCACGGCTGCTGGCGGACGCGAAGAGTCGCCTGGAAGGTGCCCGGTTCGCCACGGGTTCCGGCTCGGGGGCGCCGACCGGTGTCGTCACCGCCGCAGTCGCGAACACGGGATCCCGCGTCGCACTCGCTGCCGGCACGGCGATCACGGCTGCGGACGTGTTCAACATCAGCAACGCCGCCTCGCCTCGCTACGCGGCGAACTCGGTGTGGCTGGCGAACAAGTCGGCGTTCAACCAGATCCGCCAGTTCTCCACCGTCACCTCCGGTGGGGCGTTCTGGACCGACATGGGCACCGGCATCCCGAACCAACTGCTCGGCGCCGACACCTACGAGGCGTCTTCGATGGACAAGATGGCGACGGGTACCACCTCCACGTTGCTCGCCCTCGGCGACCTCTCGATGTACTACGTGATCGAGCGCGTGGGCATGACCATGCTCTACAACAACATGGTGATGGACACAACCTCGGGCAGCCCGCTCGGACAGGCCGGCTGGTCGGCGTGGTGGAGGAACGGCGGCGATCTCACTGACCCCGGTGCGGTCCGCGTCTTCCGCCAGTTCACGACCACGAGCGGCTGGGTCTAGGCCCGCAGGCGGCTTCGGTCGTCAAACCAGCACCATCGTCGCCCGGCGGTAGCTCCGTCGGGAAGAAGAGCCCCACGTCCCAGGCGTGGGGCTCTTCGCATACCTGGGAGACCCTTTGATGAAGCGACCAACACACGACCGGCCCGATGCTGCTGTCGCGGTAATGGACCAACCCCCAGATGTCGCCCCGACGGCTAATCCGGGCACGCCGGCCAACGTTGTCCTCTCCGTTCTCTCCGGCGGCGACGTCAGCCTCGGCCTGCTGATGAGCATCGTCGACCTGCTTGCCTTCGACACCGCCAACCATCGGCGCATCTTCGACGGTGGAGGTCGGATCTTCCGCCACGCCAGTGTCAACATTTCCGGCCCACGCAACTCCGTGGTGCGCGAGTTCCTGGCCGGCCCGGCCGACTGGCTGTGGATGATCGACGCCGACATGACATTCCCGCCGGACGCGCTTGAGCGCTTACTTGCGTCGGCAGATCCGGTGAACGCCCCGATTGTCGGCGGTCTGTGCTTCGGGTCAACAGAGGGCGTCATGTGGCCGACCATGTACGACCTGGTCTCCGACGAGCATGGTCCCGGCTTTATGCGGTGGACGAACGTCCCCGAGAACACGATGGTCCAGGTCACCGCAACCGGCGGCGCCTGCCTGTTGGTGCACCGGGATGCGCTGACGGCCATCGGCGAGAAATTCGCTGGCCCATACCCGTGGTTCCAGGAGACATCCCTCGGCAATGAGCCGATGGGTGAGGACTTCACGTTCTGCCTCCGCGCCGGCATGTGTGAGATCCCCGTTTACGTGCACACCGGCGTCAAGGTCGGGCACGTCAAGGCCACGCACCTCAACTACGACCGATACGTCGCTCAACTCGCCACCAGTGCACCGGAGGAACCGAAGTGACCTCGACCCTGTACGAGACGACGACCGTCAACGCGACCGTCCCGACGACGCTGTACGCAGCGAATGCCACAACGACGGGCGCGACTGTTGACCTCGGTCAGCGCGCTCTCGGCTTCACGTCGGCGCTCGTGGTCGCGTTCGCGGGCGACATCACCGACGGAACCTACGTGGTGACGTTGGAGCACTCCGACGACAAGGTGACCTGGGTCGGTGTCCCGGCTTCGCGGATGCAGGGTTCATTCGCCAGCTTCATCTTGACCAGCGATGCGACCGTGCAGAAGGTTGGTTACATCGTCGGCAAGCGGTATCTCCGGGCGAAGCTGACGGCATCAGGCACAACGTCTGGCGGCACTCTCGGCGTCATGGTCGTGCTCGGCGGGTCGACGCATCCCGTCGACAATGGCTGAGCTGGTCGTAGTCGTCCCATCCCGCGAGCGCCCCGCTGCGGCACGCGGTTTGGCGATGGCATTCACGCACACCTGCGAACTGCGGACGGTCCTGATCTTTGCGGTCGGTGAGGATGATCCGACGCTGCCGGACTACCAGTTGATCCCGCTCGAGACGAATGGGCCCGTACTCGTCGAGGTCCGAGTCGTTCCTGCCGTTGACCGACCGTCAACGATGAACTTCGCGCTCAACCACGTGGCCAATGCCCTGGTCGAATCGCCAGGCGGGCCGTTCGTGATCGGGTTCATGGGTGACGACCACCAACCCCGCACGTGCGGATGGGATCGGCGCTACGTCGAAACACTGCGCGAACTTGGTACCGGCCTGGTGTACGGCGACGACCAACTGCAGGGCGCCAGGTTGCCGACGCAGGTTGCTATGACAGCCGACATCGTCCGCGGGCTCGGCTATATGGCCCCGCCTGATCTGTGGCACATGTACGTCGACAACTTCTGGCGCGACCTTGGTCTGCACGCCGGCTGCATCCGATACCTACCCGATGTCGTGATCGAGCACATGCATCCGATCGCTGGCAAGTCGCCGTGGACCGAAGGCCACCAGCGCGTCAACGCGGCCGACATCTACGCCCACGACGGGGCCGTCTACGGCCGCTACTTCGCTAACGAATTGCCCCTGGCCGTGGCCACGATTCAAGCACTGCAGAAGTCCACCTAGTCACACCCCACCGGCAACCCACCCTGAAGGGAGGTTGCTGATGACTGCTGACCAGGCCAGCAACCTGCAAGACACCCAATCCGACGAGAACGAGCACCCCGAAGCCGAGGCGCCCGTCCTGGTTGTCGACTCCGGTCCGGCGCACTTGTCGGCAACGTCGCAGACGGAGGTGGGCGAGTAATGGCCGCCATTGTCACTGTCGCCGCGAACAAGCTTCTCGATGCGAGCCTCGGCACGGCATCGTTGACCGCGTTCTCCGGTGCGGCGAAGATTCGGCTCACTACAGGCACCGCCCCGTCAGCGTCGACAGCCGGAACGGAACTCACGGGCACCGGCTACACCGCAGGTGGAACCACGATCGTCTTCGGCGCGGCGTCGGCGAATACAGCTGCCAACTCAGGCTCGGCGATCACCTGGACGAACGGCTCTGGCAGCGCCTGGTCGATCGTCGGACTTGAAATCTGGGACAGCGCCGGGACGCCGCTGCGGTGGTGGTTCGGTACCTGGACTGGTGAACCAATCTCCGTACCAAATGGGGCAATCTTCAGCATCGCCACTGGCGCCGTGACGGTGGGCTTGACCTGAGTTAGGCGACCTCCCGCCATTCGCACGGTGAGTTGGGGTTCCGTGCTGCCCGGCGGGAGGCGCACGTGACGCTGACCGTTAACTCGTCGACCGCTGGCGTCTCGAACTCGAGCGCGACGACCAGTGTCACGCTGACGCCGGCCGCGAACTCGCTTCTGTGCATTTTCGCGTGGCAGGACACCGGCACAAATCCCGGTCCGACATTCACCTCAGTGGTGTCGACGGGTTTGACGTTCAACATTCGTCGGCAACCCGGCCGTTGCCGGTGGCACCCTGGATTGCTGGACTGCCCCGGTTTCGACGTCGGCGAGCCACACCGTCACGGTCACCAGCAGCCAGGGTGCCGTGCTGAAGCGGGTCAAGGCCTGCTATGTCACCGACTCGGGCGGCAACATTCCCGCGTTCGGGAACCAATCGGCCGGTGCCGGCAGCGGTGGCGGCACCCTGACGAGCCAAACGGTTGTCAGCTCAGCGGTCGGGTCGATCGCGTTCTACATGGGCTTCCCGTCCGCCAATCCGGGCACGGTCAGCGGCGAAACGTTGATCGACAATGGTGTGTACGGCGGCGAGTGGTGCGCGTTGTACCAGCGCACGGCGGCCTCGACGTCGATCGGCCAGAACCTGGTTGTCACCTCGAATGTCGGTTGTTGGACGGCTGTCGCATTCGAGGTCAAGGCCGGGAGTCCCTCGACGGTCAACGGTTCGGCGTCCACGTCGGGCGCGGGAACGATCGCAGGATCGGCGACGGTCACCAGCCCGGGCGCGGCGACCCTAATCGGTGCAGGCACCACATCCGCCGCGCCTGCCGTAAAAGTCTCCGGCACCGCAGTTCTGGCCGGCACCGGATCGCTGGCAGGCTCCGTCACTGTCACGGTTCCGGCGTCGGCAACTTCAGCTGGTGCGGGAGCCGTTAACGCGACAGCAACAACCACCGTTCCGGGATCAGCGGTAATCGCCGGGCTGGGAACGATCGCCGGTAGGGACACGATCTCAGCGTCGGCCACGTTGGCGGGCGCCGGATCGGCAACGGCGGATTCGGGACTCACCATCCCGGGCACCGCTGGTATTGCCGGCCTCGGTGCGGTCGCTGCGACACCGGAGACTACGGTCGCCGGAGTTGCATCCCTGATAGGTGCCGGCTCCGTTGCGGCGGCAGCCAGCATTACGATCGTTGCCTCGGCCGCCCTGGTCGGTGCCGGTAGCACGTCCGCGTCGGCGACCGACACGGTCAGCGCCACGGCATCCGTGAGCGGCGCTGGTGCGACTACTGCGGCAGCCGATGTCATGCTTGCCGGTTCTGCCGGTCTTGCCGGCGTTGGAGCCGTTGCCGCCATTGGAGGCGTCAAGGCCCCCGGCGTCAGCGGCAGCAGTGGCGCGGGTGTCGTAGCGGCTGCGGCGATAGTCACCATTCCGGCCGCAGCGGCGATATCCGGTGCAGGAACGGTCGCAGCGACCGGGACCAACGCAGCGCAGATCTCCGGCACGGGCACGGTGACCGCCGATCCAACGACCATCGTTCCAGCAGAAGGCGTGGCGACAGGGTCAGGCACGATCACCGCAGCCCCGAAAACCACCGTTCCGGCGCTCGCGGCGGCAGATGGTGCAGGTTCTCTCAGCGCCGCAGCCACCGTCACCATCGATGCCTCGGCCGCCCTGGCCGGTTCGGGCGCACTCGCCGCATCGGCCATCGGCTCCATCAACGGTGCGGCAGCACTGTCCGGTAATGGAACGGTCTCGGGCACGTCGACAACGACGGTTCCGGCAAACGCCACCATCGGCGGTGTAGGCGACGTAGCAGCTGCGGTCATTGTCACGGTCGCGGGCTCTGCGGCACTCAATGCGGTCGGAACCGCAACCGGAGCGGCTGTCGTCTCCGGCGCCAATGCGGCCAACATTGCAGGTGCCGGTTCGCTTGTCGCCGAGGCCGGCGTCACGGTCTCCGGTCATGCCACCTTGGCTGGGTCCGGCAGTACGTCAGCATCGGCCGGAGCCACGGTTTCGGCTCCGGCATCGATTGCCGCAATGGGCTCGGTAGTAGCAATCACCACCGTCACGATCACCGTATCGAGCCACATCAGCACATCCGGAACGATCACCGCTTCCGCGACAGTAACGGTGCCCGGTGCAGCCGTCATTGCCGCGATCAGCACGATCACCGCTGCAGCCGGTGTTATTGCTGCGGGTGGCGCGTCCGGGAAATTGAGTTCAACGCTCGCGACCGCCCGGCTCGATTCGACCACCGACGGTGCGCGGATCACCTCGACGTCTCGCGCACCGAACCTGACCACCACCGCACCCGGCGGCACTCTCCACTCCACCAGCAGCTCCGGAAGGCTGGTGAGCGGCGGATGACAACGTACAGCCTCGGGCAGAACGTAACGCTCGACACCTCTGCCGTGGATGACAACGGCGATCCAATCGACGCGACGTTGGTGCTGACGGCCACCAAGCCGGACGGCACCAGCATCACCCCTGAGGTCAGCCACATCGGCGATCCGGGCAGCGGCGACTATGCGGCCACATTCGTCGTCGACCAAGTCAACTCCTGGTCATGGGTGTGGGTGGCCTCGGGCGCAATCACGGCAAGTTCCTTCGGTCAGTTCGACGTCCAGGACCCGCCGGCCCCGGCATACGCCGAGTTGGCAGAGTTGAAGGAAGGCCTCGGCCTTACCGCCAACGACCGTGACGCACGCCTGGCAAGCCTGCTCCTGCGATCATCCCGGGCCATTGAGGACGCGTGCGGGAAGCGGAAGTTCTGGCTCGATCCGGTGCCGGTGGTGCGAACGTTCAACCCACGCGACCGCATCATCAACGACGCTGATGGTCAGCGCTTCCTCGTCGACGATATCGGCTCAACCTTCGGGCTCGCTGTCGCCATCGGAATGGGCTCCACATTCACAACCATGGACAGCGCCCAGTATCAGACCGGACCGGACAGCGCCTTGGTCAAGGGTGATCCGATCACAGCGTTGATCCGTCCGAGCGGGATCTGGAATCTTGTCCGCGGGCAACAGTTGCAGGTGACCGCACGGTGGGGCTATCCGTCCATCCCCGGCCCGATCTCCGAAGCAACACTCCTTCTGGCCAACCGTCGGTACAAGCGTCGCTCAAGCCCTGAAGGTGTATACGGCTCGGCGGAGTGGGGCGTGATCCGTGTGTCCCGATCCGACCCCGACGTCCTGGAAATGATCGAGACGTATCAGCTGTTCGGGACGGGTTAGGCCGATGACGATCAGAGCAATTCGCCGCGGTCTCGCCCGAGTTGTCACCGATGCCCACCTCGTGGCGGGCGGTTTCGGCGAAGTCACGGCGAAGCACTTCTACCCCGACAGTCTCACCGGGCCGTCGTTCTGCGTCGGCGAATACGAGGTCACCACATCGGTCGACTTCAAAAACCGCAACGACTCCTACATCTTCACCTGCCGCGCCTTCGTACCCGACTCGGATGCGGAAGCCGGTCAGGACGCACTCGACGAACTGCTCGAACGCGAAGGCAATGCCTCCATCCGGGCCGCCATCGACGCAGCCCGTGGTGCGCCCGGTGAGTACGCGCTCGGCGGGGCCGCGGACGACATCTACACACAGTCGGTCCGGAACTACCGCCGCTACACCTTCGGCGTCAACACCTTCTACGGCGCGGAAATCCGCGTCTTCGTCATCGGCGCCGGAGCGGAGTAGGCCATGCCGAAAGTCCTTATGAACGTCCGCGCCTTCGTCGGCGGATGTGATCTCACCGGGTTCAACAACAAGTTCGAGATCGCCGGCGCCATGGACGAAAAGGAAACCACGAGCTTCGGGTCCGAGGGCAACAAGGAGTTCCTCGGCGGCCTTGGCTCAGCAGCCATCACCGCCGAGGGCCAATGGTCGGCGGGCGGCGTCGGAGATCCGGACGACACGTTGAGCGCCGCTCTCGGCACCGTTGGGCCCTGGTCCGTCTGCGATGACGGAGCCAACTTCGGCGATGTCGCCTGGCTCGTCAAAGCACTCGAGTCGAAGTACACCATCGGCGGGGCGATCGGCGACGTGGCCCCCTGGTCCGCGGGAGTGTCGTCTTCTTCGCCGCTTGTCCGTGGACGAGTGCTGCACCCGCCGGGAACGGCGCGGACCTCAACCGGCAGCGGTACGGGTTACCAGATCGGTGCGGTCCCGGCCAACCAGTTCATGTGGGTCAACCTGCACGTGCTGTCGATCGCCGGCACCTCGACACCGACGATCACGGTCACCGTGCAATCGGATGACAACTCCGGCTTCACATCCGCCACGACGCGGGGCACGTTCACCGCGGTGACGGCTGCGAACCAACCCATCGGCCAGAACCTCCGCATCGCCGGTGCGATCGCTGACGACTGGTGGCGGATCGGCTTCACCATCTCCGGCAGCACACCGAGCTTTCTTCTGTACGCGGCCGCAGGCATCGCCTAGCCCGTTTCCTCGAATCCACTCCCGGCCCATGCGGTGTCCGGGCATTTTTCTGTGCCCGAAGGAGGGCTGCAATGCCGACAATGGTTTTG